GTGGCAGGCGGATACCCGTCGTCGCGGATGATCGCGATGGAAACCAAGACCCTCAGCGACGGACTGCTGCAGACGGGCAGCAAACTCGCCCTCACCGGCACGGGCAGTGGCACGCTGTCGATTGCCGACGGTGGCGCAGTCGTGGGCGGATATTTCTACGAAAACACCTCGGCCGCGTCCATCGTCGTGTCGTCACTCGCCAACGCCACGTACAACATCGTGGTCTATGTGAACAACACCGCAGCGGCCTACACGGTTTCGCGCTCGGTTGCCGGCACCACGGTCGCAGCCTACACCGTCCGCCTTGCGGTTGCCACGAATGAGCAGTTGTCGGGGCGCACGTACCTGCAGCTTGGCACGGTCACCGTGTCGGGCGCGTCCATCTCGGCGATTACACCCAGCTACGCAGCCTACGGCACGACGACGATGGTGCCGCTGCAGATTTACACGACGATGGCAAGCGGCAGCGCCACGCTGACCACGGCCAATACGACCTACGACGTCACCGGCTACTCATCGCCGACGACGACCGGCGATGGCGTGCTGCTGGTGGACAACAGCGCCGGCACGGTCACGGTGCGACGGGCAGGGCTGTACATCGTCACGGCGTACGGCGTCTTCGGCAGCGGCACCACGGGCAACCGCTTGTTGGGCATTCAGGTGAACGGCGGCTTCGTCAATTCAACCCGTGCCGCATCATCGGGCACCGCAACCCACACGATGACGCAGACCGCAGCGATGCTACTCGCATCGGGCGACGTGGTTAAAGCGTCGTGCATCTCCACGCTTGCAGGGCAGTCGCTGTCGGCGGGGTCGCTGACGGTCGCGTGGGCCTAGCATGGCGACACAAATCACCGTCACCATCTACGACGACACGGGCGCAGCGGTCGGCATTGCGACGCCGCTGACGTGGGCCGTCGTGCACAAGGTCAACATGCCGTCCATCGCGTCGGTGCTGCTGGCCCCGGCGACGGTCATCACGGCGGGAATTGAGTACGGATACGACGTGCAAATCACGCGGGGCGACCCGTCGGTTGACATGCCGGTCTACACAGAATTCTCTGGGCAGATTCGCCGCGTCGTGCGCGAGTACGGGGCTAACCCCACGCTGACCATCACCGCGGTCGACGGGAAGCGCATCCTGCAGGACCGCATCGTGGCATGGTACCCGGGCATGCTGAGTACGAGTCTCTTCACGACGGCAGCTCACCCGACGTCGTCGGCGATTCTGACGGAACTGTGGAACCGCAACATCGGGTCGCAGGCCGTGGGAAACCCGCCGTTCTTCGGCCCCGACAAATCCCGGCGCTACGGTGTCGGTCTGCAGCGGTGGGCAGATGGCCGGGTCACGGGTGCGGTTGATGCGACGGATACCGGCATCGGGGCTGCGGTCAATTTGACGTGCTCGGGCGAAAACCTACTGCTGACGATGCAGAAGGTCGCCGACATCGGCTCAATCGACTTCGACGTACGCTGGCCAATCGGCGGCGTGCCGTCGCTGTACTACGCCGACATCCTCGGCAGCAACCGCACCGCAGTGGTGAAGATGTCGCAGGCGAACAACACCATTGGCACCCTCGTGCGCACAACGGAACGCCTGAACGCGCCGTCGTTGTACGTGGCGATTGGTCGCGGGCGCGACAAGAACAAATTGAAGGCCCTCTACCCGACGACGGCACCGACCGGCACCGACCTGCGCGAGGCCATGGCCACGGGTGGAGATGCTGAGACGGTCAACAGCCTGCGGTCTGCAGCATGGCGCAACTACGTCAGGCAGCAGCGTAAGACGAACGCCTACGATATTGAGGTGCTGCAGTCGGCGATGTGGCGCTATGGACGCGACTATTGGCTCGGTGACCTGGTGACGATTGCGGTCACGGCGACCACGACGCTCACGCGTAAAATCTACGCCGTGTCGCTGTCGATGGATGCCGACGGCCGCGAGGAGGTGCGCATTGACTTGGCTGCAACCGTCTAATGAGGAGACGCTGCGCGATCGCGTGGCGCAATTGGAGCGGTACGACACCGCGGTCTTTCTCTCTGTGACCCGCACGGCGACGCTGTCGGTCACCACGGCCGGCACCATCATCACGTGGCAGTCGGAAATCGACAGCGGGGGCGGCATGACGTGGTCGGGGTCGTCCATCACCGTGCCGATTGCCGGGTACTATCACCTGTCGATTAAGGGCACCTTCGGCGTCAAGGAAGACGTCACGGGCGACGTGGTCGTCGGCGGCGTGGATGTCTGCACGATGGGCACCGCATCATCAAAAGACGCGAAGTTCCGTCTCTCGTCGACGCGCTTCTACAAGGCCGGCGACGTCGTGCAAATCCGCCTGACGACCAAGACCGGCACAATGACGCTGCAGGTCGTCACCGAGGATTCAGCGGGCGAGTCGCCCATCACCCACATGGTGCTGCTATGATTCTGTACCGCATCTACGTGCCCGAGACCATCACGACCGAATTGTGGGACGAGTACGGCGAGCAGTACCACGTCGCCCCGGCTGATGCGGTCATCGTTGATCGGCCGTACGGCCCTGCCGAGGCCATGGACGCGCTGCGAGCCGTGCGCAATGGTCGTCTCGTGGCGTGCGATTACACCCAGCTGCCCGACGTCAATCTCACGCCAGCGCAGGTGGAGGCGTGGCGCATCTACCGGCAGGAGTTGCGCGACATCACCGACGGCCTCGAGTGGAACGTCACCACGTGGCCGATTGCGCCGTGGTAAAATAGTCACGACCAACCCGGACCACAGGAGACACCCCACATGGCTAAAGACTTCAACCGCTTCATCTTCACCGGCCGACTCGGCCGCGATCCCGAGGAACGCCAAGCCGGCAGCGCCAAGGTGGCGACGTTCTCGGTCGCCTGCAACCGCATGGCGAAGGGCGAGACGGTGACCGACTGGTTCAATGTGACCGCATGGGACAAGACCGCGGAACTCGCCCTCACCTACCTGCGCAAGGGCAGCCGCGTGCAAATCGAAGGCAGCGTACAACTGCGCAAGTACACGGACAAGCAGGGCAACGCACGCGAGGCCTTCGACGTGGTCGCACGTGACTTCATGATGCTGGATAGCAAGCCGAGCGCGTCGACTCGCGAGGATAGCGACGGCAACGCAATCACCAACGACGCCGACCTCCCGTTCTGATATAATTCGATTGTTCGTGGTTGGTCGCCCGGACGCCTTACGAAGAGAACCCCTCGGCTCACGCCGGGGGTTTTCTGTTGCCGCTTGACAAAGTTTTTTTTATGCACTACATTAGTCACGTAAGCGTTTTTACAGGAGGCGACCAATGACCAACCAACAGTACCGCGAATTGACCAAGCGCATCGACAAGGCGCACCGCGTGTGGGCGCGTCTGACCGAAGCGTCGACCCGAGCACTCTACAACCACGAGTACAGCCGGATGATGCACATCTGCACCCGTGCCGTTCGGGTGTCGGAGTACTTGGACGGGTTGATCGGGCAGCAGATGCGGGCCGAGGACGACGCAGCGTAAAACGACGACAAGCGGCGCCGGTGACGAGCCGGCGCCACAGAAAGAGGGCGACCAATGGCATCAGCAGGCTTCAACATTCAGGACTACATCACGGTGGCGGACCGCATCGCCCTTGCGCATGCGGAGGGGTGGATTCGCGAAATCCGCACCGAGGCGCCGGTCATGCTGACCGCGACGATGGGCTTCATTCGCGCCACGGTCATCTTTCAGGACGGCACGCAGGCCGACGGTATCGGCAGCTTCCGCCTCGACGCCACGCGATCGGCGCAGGCCTCCAACCCGCTCGAAGACGCCGAGACGTCTGCCGTCGGGCGCGCGCTTGCCTTCCTCGGCATGGACACCAAGCGCCAGAAGGTCGACGTCAAGCTGCCAGTACGCCGGTCGATTGCATCCGCCGACGAGGTCGTCATCGCACGACGCCGCGACGGGCAGGCGAACACCGCGACGATGGAGAAGACGGTGGCAGCGGTCAAAGACCTGATGACGCAGGCGGCAGCACGCGGCATCACCGTGGTGCACGACGCAGCCGCCGACATCGACGCAGCGACCTACGAAGAGCTCGTCGGCTTGGGTAAGCAACTCCGCCAGTTGTTGGCGTAGTCAATAGAAAGGGCGACCAATGGCAATCCTCGACCCCCGCACCCTGGACCCGCAGCGCATCCGCATCGAGGTGCGGTCGTGCAAGTCCACGACCATGCTGGACTACATCGACGTCATCGCGAAGCCGTCCGAGCAGCTGACCCGTCGGGTGCTGGACATCATCGCGACGGCAGACGTCACGCACGGCCAGCGCTGTTTCGCCATCTTGCGCGACGAAAAGGGCCACACGATCCACAGCCAGTTTGCTCACATGTACAGCCGAGAGGACCGCAGCCGATGACGTACGAAGAATTCATTAAGACTGCGGCCGACGACCGTACCGACGTTGTCGCTGCGGTCATCGCCAAGGGCGAGACGGGCAATCAGTCCAGCTACCTGCGCGTCGGGGAATTCGACGCCATGCTTGCACAGCGTCGGCTGCAGCTGCTGTCGGGGTGGGCATGCGTCGTCGTGGAAATGCCGTGCTACTGTCAGTACGTCGTCAGCGCCGAGCACATGGGCATTCAGTCGTCGTGCAATCGGCACATCGTCAAGCACCTGACGGGGCAATGATGGCCGATATCGACAAGGAGATTGCGCACCTCGCCGGCGAAGCGCAGGCCCTGCGGACGGCAATCAAGAACCGTCCGTATCAGCCCGAGACGCCAACCGCCGGCGATCGTCTCGTCGAAATCACCAGCGAACTCATCAAGTTGCGGCGCATCGTCCGCAGCCGCGACAAAGAACACACGGAGGGGAAGCAATGACCGAAGAGCAACAGATACCCGAGACGCTGACCGCAGCCATCCGCAACTACGCCGAGTTGGAGGACGAGGTCAAGCACCTCGAGGCGTCCATGGAGGACGTGCGCGCCATCATCAAAGCCGAGGTGGTGGCCATCGGCGGCAAGGTGAAAATCCCGCACGTGGCGACGGTGTCCATCGTGCCGGCAAGCACGTCGCACAGCTACGACACGGCGGCCATCGACAAGCTGGTGCTCGACCTCTTCGCCGACGGCACGAAGGAGGGCATCGCCATCGCGCAGGCGCTTGTCGACATGCGCAAGAAGTCCAGCCGTAAAGAGTCGCTGCGCATTGTGGTTGATCGGGGGAAGTGGTGACCTACATCATGACCAAAACGACGGCGCGCCGATGGTTTAAACGCCTCGGTCGCCAGTTCAAAGAGGAATGCCTCAACCTGGAGATTCCGGGCAAGCAGATTGTCGAGACGTACGGGGTGGCCAACAACTTGGTCACCCGCATCCGGCAGGCGATGTGCAAAGACTACAAGCCGCGGGCGCTGGACTACTCCGACCCGAAAATCTACGACGTCCTCACCGGTGACATGACGCAGCAGGAGGCAGCCAGAATCCTCGGCATCAGCCAGACGACGGTCGGACGATACCGGCGGATTCTCGGCTTCAAGCCACGCGTGCCGCGGGAGTTACGGTACGACGATGAAACCATGCTGCTGCTGCGGTCGCAGCTGCCCGACGAGGCGGTGGCGCTATCACTCGGTGTGGAGCCGTCCACGATTCGCAAGCACCGGCTGATGATGAAACCGCAGCGGCGACCGTCGCTGTCGTCCGAGGAGGTTGAACGGCTGACGCCGAAGATTCTCGCCGCCAGGACCGCGGCAGAGGCGGCGCGGAAGCTGGGCATCGGTCGCAGCACGGCGCAGGCCATCCGCGCACGGCACAAGACACGACGGCCGCCACCGGCGCAGTTTGGTGACGCGGCATGGTGCAAAGACCGCACCATTGCAGAGATTGCCGCAGCGGTCGGCATGTCGGACGCGCTGGTCCGGTACTACGTGCGCACCCGTGGAATTATTGTGAAGCCATCAAAGACAGGAATCAGCTATGCACAGCGCCAAGCTCGTCGCGCAAACCGTGCCGACAATCAACGGCCTCAATCCTGAGCAATTCGTCGCCTACGTCGCACGGGTGTCGAACCCGGAAAACCAGATGGCCCACGAGACCGCACCGCGGCTGTTGCGGTACCTCATCCGCCACCGGCACTGGTCGCCGTTCGAGATGGTGCACGTGGTGATGGAGATTGAAACCACGCGCGACATTGCGCGCCAGATCCTCCGGCACCGCAGTTTCAGCTTCCAAGAGTTCAGCCAGCGCTACGCCGACCCGACCGTGGCGCTGGGCTTCGCCTATCGTGATGCGCGCATGCAAGACCCGCAGAATCGACAGAACAGCCTGCCGTCGGATGACGTCGGCCTCTCGTCGTGGTGGGACGGCATGCAGATGCACGTCGCGGGAATCGCGCAGGCGGCCTACACCGAGGCCCTGCGGCGAGGGATTGCCAAGGAACAAGCGCGGGCACTGCTGCCCGAGGGGCTGACCGTCTCGCGGCTGTACATGGCCGGCAGCCTGCGGTCATGGCTGCACTACTGCGAACTGCGTATGGCCCACGGCACGCAGTTGGAGCACCGCACCGTCGCACGGTCGGCGTGGGATGCGCTCGTGGATGCGTACCCGACGATTGAGGGGTGCCTGGAGGTTGACCGATGAGCCGCGACAAGCCGACAATTGGCAAACCGAAGAAGGGCGATACATACTACCGCACCCCAGAATGGCGCAAGCGCGAATACGCGGCACTCAGCGACGAGTGCCGTGCCGCCATGCACGATGTTAATCTGTCGACACGCGAGATAGCGCACATTTTCGGAGTTCGGCGGATGACGATCAACATCCTGCGTCGGTACTACGTGCCTGAGCGCGTCTGCCACAAAACACGGTGGACACCCGAAGAGATGAAGCTACTGCGCAGCGACCTCACAACGAGGGAGATTGCCAAGCGCATCGGCGAATCTTACCAGCGGGTGCGGCGCATGCGCAGGAAGGTCGTCGGCCGTCGCCGCGGGTTGACGGTGCGGTATGACGCTTCGACCTTCGCCCTGCTAAAATCCAAGCTGCCCACCGAGTCGGTCGCGACTGCCCTACGCCTATCAACTGACACAATCGCGAAACACCGGCGCGAGATTCACGGAAAACGGCCGCACACCCGGCGAGTGTGGACGGATGACGAGTGCCGGCGCATGCTGTCGATGACGGTCGACGAGGGCGTGGAGTTTTACGGAATTACCGAGAGCATGATGCTACACGAGCGCGCAAAGGCTATAAAGCAACTCGGCATCAAGACGAACCGCAAGCGCATGCAGGAACTGCCACGCGACCCGGCGGCCTACGCCGGCAAGACGTCAGCGGAACTCGCCGCCGAGTTTGGCGTGCTGCAGAATACCATCATGAGCTTTTGCAGGCGCAACGGGTACGAGTACAAGAAGCTGCGATGACCGCAACGACGAACGCCCGGGCCATGCGCTCGGGCGTTATTCTATTCTCGCTTGACAAGTAATACATAGATGATACGATGACGCTGTATTACATTTTCGGAGGGCGACCAGCCATGTGGCACACGAACGGACAGACGCGCGGATTCACCATCGAAGAGTTGGCGATGTTGGCGTGCATGAGCGGGCAGGAGTTGGAGGACATGCTGTGGCTGGCCAAGCGCTACGGCGACGATGACGACGCGTGGCTGTACTCGACCGAGTTGGCGGCCCGCCTCATCCGGCAGATGAACACCCGGCCGATGGAACCGATAGCAGAATGGAAGGACGAGAAATGAAGGCAAGGGGAACCCGTCGCAAGGAACGGGCAGTCGTGCGGTACACGCACGTGGTGTCGTTCACCTGCGACGACGACACGCTGCAGGCGCTCGATGCGCTCATTAATCGGCTGACCATTGACGGCGGCCAGCCGGTGACGACGTCCGCAGCGATCCGCCGGGCCGTGGTATACATGGAGAAACTCACACGGAAGGGCGACCAATGACCACTCTCGACGACCTCAAACCGCAGGCGCGGTGGGTCTGCTACGACTCTCAGAAGAAGCCAGTCAGCCCGCTGACGGGCAAGGCGGCGTCAAGCACTGACGCACGCACGTGGGGAACCTACGCGCAGGCCAAGGCGCTGCGCGAACGGATGAAACTCGCCGGCGTCGGCATCGTCCTCAACGGCGACGGCATCGTCGGTATTGACCTCGACAAGTGCATCGATTACGTCGACGAGAATGAAAACATCGTCCTCAAAATGTTCGCGCGTCATCTGTACGGGCTGGCGTCAAGCTACGCAGAAGTGTCCCCGTCGGGAAAGGGCATTCATATTCTCGGCACCGCAACGATTGCCAAAAGCCTCAAAAAGCAGATGCGCAACATCGGCGTCGAGGTCTACGAAACATCGCGGTATTTCACTGTCACCGAAGACGTCATCAGCGAGACGACTGAACTGCGCAGCGTGCAGGATATCGTCGATGCCGTTTTTGACGAGGCCGCAGCGATGGACGCGCCGCCGATCGTCCACGAATTGCCGACACTCCCGAATACGACAATCACCGACGAGCGGTGGGTACGGCTTATCGTCGAGAAGCGCATCGAAGCGGCCGTCCGCATGGTTCGGGAGGCAGTCGCCGGCGAGCGGCACAATAAGCGGTACGCCGCCGGGCGATTGCTTGGCGGATATCTCGCGGCCGGCGAGCGGCACGGTGTGCGACTGCTGACGACCGCAGAGGCGATTCAAAAACTGTACGATGCGCAACCGCCATCGCCGAGCAGCGCGGTCAAAGAGCGTCGGGCCATCGAACAGGGAATTATCAGCGGCCGAATGGACGAGATTGAAATTCCGAACAAACCGCAACAGATAGAACATGCCAAGAAGAGCCCCGTAGCGGGCTCAGGAGCGACGGAAACCGCGAAGCGGTATGTTCTATCGGATATCGGCAACGGCGAGCGCCTGCGGGACGCTGCGGGCGACCGGCTGCGGTATGTGGAGGAGTGGAAGCAGTGGTTGTGGTGGGATGGCCGGCGATGGGAACGCACGACCGTGCTGCAGGTCAAGGAACTTGCACATCAGGTCATCCGCGGTATGCTGCGGTCGGCTGCTGACGGCGAGGCCACCGACACCGACCTCGCCAAGTGGGCACTGAAATCGGAAGCGTCCGCACGGGTGGTCGCCATGATTGAAGAGGGCAAGCCGTACCTGCGCGCCAAGCCCGAACAGTTTGACCGCAACCCCGACCTGCTGACCGTCGCCAACGGCACCGTCGACATGCGAACGATGCAGCTGCGTGCCCACGATCCTGCCGACATGATTACCAAGCTGGTCGACGTGCCGCTCGTCGAGACGGGGCTGTCGACGCGCTGGGCGGATTTTCTGCGCGTCGTCTTCTGCGGCGACGATGACCTCATCAGCTACGTGCAGCGGGCCGTCGGCTATTCCCTCACGGGTCACACGTCGGAGCACTGTTTGTTCTTCTGCTACGGCGATGGGGCGAACGGGAAATCGACGTTTATGCGGGCGCTGGAGATTGTCAGCGGGGAATACACGACCACGGCGCAGATTGACGCTCTACTTGACCACAAGGGTGGCGGCGAGGCAGCGTCACCCAACATCGCCGGCTTGTTTGGCAAGCGTATCGCCATGGCGCAGGAGATGCCCGAGGGCGGTCGCTTCGATGAGTCACGGGTGAAGACTATCACTGGCGGCGATACCATCACGGCACGCCACCTCTATGGGAAGCTGTTCGAATTCCGTCCGACGCACACGCTGTGGATTACGGGCAATCACAAGCCAAAAATCACCGGCACCGATGCGGGCATCTGGCGACGATTGCGGATTGTGCCCTTCGTGGCCAGCATCCCGGCAGCGCAGCGGCGCGACTCGCGAGAGTTCGAGGGGATCTTCCAGGAGGATAAAAGTGCCATTCTGGAGTGGGTGCTACTCGGGGCGTATCTCTGGTATCAGAACGGCCTTGGCGAGTCGCAGGCGGTCACTCAGGCCACGACAACATACCGCGGCGAAGAGGACATCATCGCCCGCTTCGTGCAGACCATGTGCGTCGTTGGTCCTGGCAAGCGCGTGAAGCAGGCGGATTTGTATGCGGCATGGAAGCAGTGGGCCGAGGATGAGGGCGAGCGGGCAGCGGCGTTCAAGTCGCAGCGGTGGCTTGTCTACAATCTGACGTTTCGAAAGTTGGCAGTCGCGCAAAATCGATACGTAGAGGGCATTGGACTCGTTGACCATGTGCGCAGCAATTCGTACGATGAGGATGCGGTATCCAAGCCAAAGGGTGCGATTCGGCGTGGCGAGTGATGGTGCTATGGTGCCATCTACCCCCCCTCTCCCAAGACTTTTTTCTATATATACTCATGGGAAAAAGTTAGCCAGAGGGGGGGGGACATAGCACCATAGCACCACATCGGATAACGAGGGGAGGGGGGATGATGGACGACGACCTGTTTGGGGGAACCGTACCAGCGGCGACATCCGCAAAAAAAGCGTGCCTCGCGTGTGGCCTCGCGCTTGAGAAACCGCATCTTGTCCTGTGCGAGGCGTGCCGTGCGCATCCGCTGGCGGCTGCCAAGATGATCGCGGCCGAGGTGGACGCTCTCGACGCGCAGTGGCGTGCCCTGCTGCATACCGCATCTGAGCGGACGCAGGCACGGTGGGTGGCCGTCCTCGTCGCGCATGGCGAGGCGTACGAGCCGGCGAGTCAGCAGGTGCAGCGCAAGCGTATCGCGGCGTTTCGGTCGCGGCTGCGCAAGACCATCGACGCCGGCGGGGAGATTGGCGCAATCGCCGCGGCGTACGAGCGGTACCTCGTCCGGCGAGGTGCACACGTGACGGTGGCCGTCATCGCCACGCTACGGGGG